CGAGACTTATCCAAGAAGCAATTCCTGGACAATCAAGTGAGGTTGTCGAACTTTACGATCCCGGATGACCCGCTCGCGAGAGCAGTCATTTTCGGGGCGCGAGGGTATGTGGGCCAGATACTTGGGGATTTCTCCAATCTGGAAATTTGTGAGAGAGCGACGTTCGGCAAAAAGTCGTCCGTTGGAATACCCATGCGATTAGCCAGCGAAGGCGAACGCTATGAGGCTCCTATAACGGGTTCAAGAGCAATGATCGAGTGGTTTGACAAGTACTACGGTGCTTGGAATCGTCCTGCGCATAGGTACGCGCAGGCGAGGGCAGCGCTTCTAAAAAAGCCACCCTACCGTGAGATTACCTCTCTCGAGGCTGTTCTTGTCGACAAGACCTGGAAGTCACTTCGTATGATCATGCCAAATACTACACTGGGTACTCTGTACTCAGGTGGTCTCGGGCGTGTGATCGAAGATCGTCTCCGGAAGTTTGGCTACGACATCAAGCACCTTCAACCAGTGCATGGTGAACTAGCCCGCTTCGGCTCAATTACGGGTTCACTCGTAACTGCTGATCAGTCAATGGCTAGTGATAATATCACTGTCCAACTGATAGACGCGATTTTTCCTCGCGAGTGGGCTTCCGCCCTCAAGTTTGGAAGAATCGAGGAGATGTCCCTCTACGGTGATACAATCGTCACTAAGACTTTTGCCACTATGGGGATAGGATTTACATTTCCTCTCCAGACCCTCTTGTTTCTCGGTATCCTCCTGTCGATTCGAGATTGCTGTGCTCTTGACGAGAGCGCTGTAATTTCTGTCTTCGGCGATGATCTAATCTATGATGAGCGTATGCATGACATGGTCATGCGTGCCTTTCCTCTCTTAGGTTTGGTTATTAACGTGGACAAAACGTTTGCGACGGGTCACTTCCGGGAGTCCTGCGGTTATGACTACTACCGCGGGATAGATGTACGCCCTTTCCTTCTGGGAAGGGCGTCTGGGCTAAGCGCTGGGAAGCGCAGAGCAGAGGCCTACCTCTATGTGACTCTTAATACGCTTTTGCGTAGGTGGAGTCGCGGCGATGTTCCGTGTACCGCACAGTTCCTGGTCGAAGAAATTCGACGCGTTCGTAAGAGCGCTCCGTTGGTTGTACCTACGGACTATCCGGATACTAGTGGGGTGAAAGCCGATTTCTGGCTTAGTTATGAGCTGGGTATTGAGGCGAATGTGAG